TACATCAGCCGCGAGTGCAGTTAATAATGCATCAACTGTGTTGAATACTAAGTCATTAACTAGTTCATCAATGTCAGCAACAGTTCCTAACATAGGAGCAATTTCAGATTCAATTGGTAAAGGGGCCAGTAGCAGTTTAGTATCACAGATGGCGTTGACAGCAGTAGCCGGTCCGTTTGGTCCTGCGTTAGTACAAGGTGCAGGGGTGTTAACTTCAGGGCAAGGTATAAAAACTGCGGCATTGGGTAGCCTTGCTCTTAATCCAACACAGCTTGAACAAGCAGGACTATTAAAGCCCGGCGCATCTGTTGTAGCAAATGCAGGTATACAAAACGGTAAGTCAATCGCAGAAGCAATGCCTAGTAATTTGTTCACGGGTAAAGATGGTATTAAAAATGTTAATCAATATTTGTCCAACCCAATGGCTCAAAGTAAATCAGGTATCGATTTATTGAAATCTAGCGAAATGGGATTAAAAGCTACCGGAGTAATAACTGGGGGTGAAAACGCTTCCCAAGTAGGGGGATTATTAATGAGTGCCGCTAGTCTAGGTGTGGGCCCAACTATGTCTTATGTTAACAGTTTTAAACAAGGAGCCGCACTTCCCGGATCACTAACCGGATTAGCAACGCAACTAACTAATATGGTTCCGGGATCACCCAAAGATTTAATTGCATCAGGCAATTTCGCAGCCGGACTATCAGAAAAAAATATGACTGCACTAAGTGGGGTAAAACTTGGAGGGTTTGATGCAGCCGATAAACTCAAAGGTATAGCTGCAGGTGTGTTTGGTACTATGACTGCCGCACTAAAACCCTTAACTAAAGGTCCTCAAAACTTAACGGTAGTTAAAGAAGAAAACACACCTGCTTCTACTACACCATCCGACATTAAATCTCAAATAATGAAATCAGAATTATCTGCATCTAGTCCAGGTGGAGTAAATGAGAAATTAACTAGTTTATTTGGAGTAGGCCCGGGCGGTTCATTACGTGCATCAGCAATTGACGCGGGCAATGTTATGAAAAATGCTACGGCCGGCGCCACTAGTCCCGAAGATGCTATGTCTAAATCTCTTACTGCTATCAGTGGATTAGGTGAAAAATTAGCACCTAGTTTAACTGGGTTGTTTGGAGGGTTATCTTCTATCAGTAGTGTGACTTCTGGATTTGGAGATAAGCCTAGTATTCCCGGAACAGGAGACATTAAAGATGCCTTTAAGAGTATATCCGGTTCTATTAGTGGAGGAAATTTATCTTCTAGTGTTGATGGATTAAAGAGTAAATTAAATGGTGGTGGATTGGAGGCTCTAGCTAGTACCGGACTAGACCCAGCCGACGCATCAAAATTAGCAGGACAACTAAATGCAGTAGGGTCGGGCGGTCAAGTAGACGTTAAATTACCAACAGTATCTACTGATACATTTGACTTTAGTTCATTAATGGAACAATCTAAATCATTGTTAGGAGATGATAAGGTTCCGGGATTGAATTTTGGAAGTTTACCACCAGGGGCATTCAAAGTACCAACAGCAGAACAAGCTAAAAAATATGATACGTTGAAGAAAGAATTAGATACAGAAAATGACAATTATTTCACAACACGTAAGAATTTCTATGATGCAAAAACTAAATTTGGTGTAGATTCTTCTCAGGCTAAGTCTGCCGAAGATGCATTCAAGGCCTGTATGCAAAAACAAGAAACTTTGAGACAACAAATAGCTGATTTATCTAAAGCATAAATATTTCATTAAGGATATTATATGGCCGTATTCATTGGGTTCAGTACACAACATGTTGAAAATGTAAAAACTTTGGGTTATGCTCGTGGATCAAACGATACATCCAGCGCAGATTATGCTAAAAACCAACGTGTGGGGAAGAAATTTAGAACTACTGATGAAGAACTAGTTATAACTGATTTTATTAATGCGTTAAATATTCCTCAAGGACAAAAACCCGGCCGCCCCGACTACGGCACTACATTATGGGCATTTGTATTCGAACCAAATACAAGTGATGTTAGAATTGAATTAGAAAAAGAGATAAAACGAATAGGAGCATTAGACCCTAGAGTTATTATTAATGATGTTGTAGTTACGCAAGTTGAAGGTGGCATATTACTTCAAATAGAAATGGCTGTAAGCCCATTTAATAACGCAACTGAATTAGCAGTACTGTTTGACCAGGCTAGCAATCGTGCCCAACAAGTCTAAAATCCATGTTTTTTTTAAGATAAATATATAAAAGAGAAAACATATGGCAACAAGTTCTAGACAAGCAAGCGTATTTGGTGTAAATGATTGGAAATCAATCTATAAAACCTATAGCCAAGCCGATTTTCAAAGCTATGATTATGAGTCCCTACGTAAGAATTTCGTAGATTACTTACGTGCATATTACCCTGAAACGTTTAATGACTATGTAGAGAGCAGTGAATATATTGCGTTGCTTGATATTATAGCATTTATGGGTCAAGGACTTGCTTTCCGTGATGATTTAAATACCCGTGAAAATTTTATTGACACAGCAGAACGCAGAGATAGTGTCATCAAACTTGCCAACTTAGTTGGATATACTCCAAAAAGAAACAATGCAGGTCAAGGATTCTTAAAAATAGTATCGCTACAAACAACCGAATCATTACGTGATATTAACGGTGTAAGTTTAACTAACTTAAATGTACTATGGAACGATCCGGCAAATCCAAATTGGCAAGAACAATTTAATACAGTATTAAATGCTACCTTAATTGATGCTCAACGTATAGGTAGACCCGGTAATAGCCAAACATTATTAGATATAAAAACAGATGAATACAGTATAAGATTACCAGCTGGTGCAGTAGCTACAACACCTTTTAGTGCAACGGTAGATGGCTCTAGTATGAATTTTGAATGTGTTAGTGTAACTAGTTTGAATAAAAATACACTTTACGAAAAAAGTCCTGCTCCGGATCGAACTTTTAATATTTTATATAGAAATGATAAATTAGGATTTGGTAGTCCTAGTACAGGGTTCTTTATGTATTTTAAACAAGGGACACTACAAACTTATAATTTTAACATAGCTGAACAAATAAGCAACCAAGTAGTTGACTTAGATGTTTCCGGAGTCAATAACGATGATACATGGTTGTATGCTGTAGACAGTATCACAGACGCATTAACTGAATGGTCAAAGGTAGACAGCGTTTTTGCTAATTTGGGTAGCACAGAAAACAACAACAAAAAGAAAATCTTTAGTGTAACCTCTAGATTTAGTGACCAAGTAAGCTATCATTTTGGTGATGGAGTCTTTAGTGAAATACCAATTGGTAATTTTAGTGCATACATTCGTACAAGCAATGGATTAACCTATACAATTGATCCTAGCGAATTCCAAGGTGTCAATATTACTTTACGTTATGTTAGCAGAACAGGTAGAACAGAAACATTATTAATGACATTAGAATTACCTTTACCGGTTACTAATGCACAAACACGTGAATCTGCTACTAATATTAAAACACGTGCACCTCAAAGATACTATAGTCAAAATCGTATGGTTAATGGTGAAGATTATAACAACTTCCCATTTACATTATACAGTTCTATTATTAAAAGTAAAGCATTGAATCGTACTAGCGTTGGTGTTAGTCGTAACTTTGATTTACTAGATCCTAGTGGAAAGTTTTCTAGTACAAATGACTTTGCGGATGACGGTGGTCTTTACCTAGATGAGTCAGAAGGTTATGTAAACTTCAATCCAAATACTACTAGTGAAATTATTAACTTCTTAACAGAAACACTAGCTAATATTCTAGGTGGTCATAGAGCATATCAATATTATATACAACGTTATCCGTGGGTAGATTTTCCACCAGTCAGTTATCAATATATATATTATTGGCAACAAACAACATATAATGCAACAGAGACCACAGGTTATTTATATAATTATGCAGGACCCGCACAGATAGGTACGTATGTATCAGGTAATGCACAATATATAACACCCGGAGCATTGTTGCGTTTTGTTCCACCAGAAGGTTATTACTTTGACCAATACTCAAATATGTTGATTGAAGGATTATCAGGTCCTCAAGACGTAAAACATATTTGGACAAGCGTGGTTAGTGTAACCGGTGACGGATCAAATAACGGAGAGGGAGTGTTGAGTAATGGATTAGGTCCGGTTATATTATCAAGCCCTATTCCAACAAAAGCAAGATTAACTACAGTAATACCTAGTTTTAGTAATTCAATCCCTACAACGGTAGTACAAGATTGTATCACTGAAATTAATTTAAATAAAAATTTTACCTTGCTGTTCGATAACACATTACTTGCAAATCAGAATCGTTGGAGTATAGGTGCATATGATGCTCCTAGACATTTTGTAAAGTTTCAAAGTTTGGGGTCTAACAACTACAGAGTAACTTATAAAAGTCTTTCTTATTATTTTGCTAGCGTATCTGATATTAGATTTAGTTTTGATAGATCCAAACTAATATATGATCCGTTGACTGGTAAGATAATGCAAGATTATATTAATATATTAAAATCTAATAGCCAGCCTACAAGTAATGCTCCGTTCCCCAAAGATTTAAAACTACGTGTAGTAGGACAACCAACAGAGAGTGATGGTTATGTAGATGACTATAGCGTAGAAGTTTCTAGTATCGATGCTAGCATGGGCAACGTTATTCAAGATCCAGATTTCTTTAGAGATGTAACTGGATATGTAACCGGATTTGATAATATATTTTATTATGTGTTTTTCCAACGCATTGTAGACACAAATATGTTAACTAGATATGTTATGATAGATAGTACCTTGATACTAGCATCATTCCCAACACTACAAGATATTAGTGCGGTTAAGTATGAATTCCCGGTTGGTAGTGTTTTCTTTGCATTATTTGAGAATAAATTCTACCAATCAGTTAACGATACTACTAGCGCCAATATATTTAATATTGTTCAATTATCAGACTATGTTGCTAAAACTGGACGTCAAGGATTATATTTCCAATATCGTCACATATCAGATAATACCACACGTATTAATCCAGGAACTACTAATATCATTGATTTGTATCTAGTAACACAGAGTTATTACACTCAATATCAAAATTGGATTAAAGATACTACCGGTGTAATACCAGAACCAACACCACCAACTATCAATGAATTGAATCAAGAATACAGTAATATTAACACTTATAAAATGTTAACTGATAGTGTAGTTCTTAATAGTGTTAGATTTAAACCATTGTTTGGTAATAAGGCTGCACCTAATTTACGTGCAACTATTAAGATTATTAAATCAGGAACAACTACCGCCAGCGATAGTGAAATAAGAACAACCGTGTTAGGTGAACTTAATAATTATTTTAGTATTGATAATTGGGACTTTGGCGATACATTTTATTTTAGTGAGTTAAGTGCCTACTTACATAGTAGAATAGGTGATTTAGTGAATTCGGTAGTGTTAGTCCCCAACGATCCAAATTTAAGTTTTGGCGAATTGTATGAGATACGCAGTGCCCCTTATGAAATATTTGTTAACTGCGCCCAAGCAACCGATATCACTGTTATTTCAGCATTGACACCGGCTGAATTACAAATTAAATAATGTATAGGCATATATAAATGGCAACAAGAATTAGAACAATTGAGTTTCTACCGGAAATTTTCAAAACAAAAACTAACGAACAGTTTTTGAATGCTACGCTTGATACGTTAGTTCAACCACCCAGCTTCAATAAAATACAGGGTTTTGTTGGTAGTAAATTTGGCTACGGGGTCGAAAGCAAGGATAAGTATCTAACAGAAATATCTACGGCAAGAAGTAATTATCAATTAGAGCCGGCAGTTATATTTAAAAAGAAAGATACTTCAATAGCAAGTGACTTAATTACGTATCCCGGTATTATTGATGCATTGAGTTTAGAAAGTGGTGTTGCTCCTAACCACAACAAATTGTTTAATAATGAATTCTATTCATGGGATAGTTTTGCTGACTTAGATAAATTAATTAACTTTGGACAATATTATTGGGTACCACAAGGTCCTGAACCTGTTGTTGTCACTACTGAAGATTTATTAGTTAAGGCTTCTTTTAATATAACATCTAATGCAAATAGTTATGACATAGCAGTTAATGATGTCCCGTTAGAGATTAGTAATCCTACTATAACTTTGGTGCGTGGCGGTAGTTATGAATTTATAGTAGATAATACTGAAAAGTTTTACATACAAACTGTACCGGGTATGGGCGGAGTAAGTGCTGTCAGCACTAACGTAAGCACACGTGAGATATTAGGTATACAATATAATCAAGCATCTGGTATAGCAAAACAAGTAATTCAATTTGATGTACCATTAGCAGATACACAAGATGAATATAATTATCAAGAAAGTATTGATGTTGACTTAGTAACGACATTATCGTTTGCTGAATTGAATGGAATGCTATTAAGCAAAATCAAAGGAATTGATAACGTTACCGGTATCGATGGAAAAACTTTTATATTTTATGGTGCAAAGCCAACTGATGTTGGGTTTATAGGTGAATATTATGATGATGTAGACTTCAACGGTGATTTTGCCAATGGGTATTATTCTAATCTAAGTTCTAATATATACCAAATCAAACTAGTGGGTCCCGACCCTGTAATACGAATCATACAATTAAATGCAATACCTGACAATTGTAGATTGGTTATTAAATCAGGTAAAGAATATATAACAAAAACATTTGTTAAAAATAGCTACGGTGAAATTATTCAATTGCCACAGTTGACATCAAGATTAGATACATTATTTTATCAAAGTGGCACGTCCAATGTTAAGTTTGGTAAAATTAAGATTATAGATAATCCAATAGATGTATTACTGAACGTACAGGATATACTAGGTAAAAAGACATACACCAGTCCAAACGGTATTAAATTCACAAATGGATTAAAAGTAAATTTTGCTGGAAACGTGTACCCAACTGAATACACAACTGACTTTTATTACGTAGAGGGTGTGGGGTCAAGTATCTCATTAATTCCAGTTAGCGAAATGATTGTTCCTGAACCATTTAGTCAGGCATTTAATACACCGTTTGATGGCACCTCGTTTGAAGAGGATGCATTCGGTGGCTCAAGTTTAGTGCCATACGACCAAGACTATATTACAATAAATCGTAGTAGCATTGATAGAAATGCATGGAGTCGCAGTAACCGCTGGTTCCATGTTGATGTTTTAAAAACAGTAGTAGAGAATAACACAGTAAGCCCGATAGCTAGTACTGCATTATCTAGTTTAGATAGTAGAGCAAAGAGACCTATTATAGAATTTTATCCAAATTTAAAATTACTATACTCAGGTAATTTTGGTAAAGCTCCGGTTGATTTCTTAGACACAATAACCACAGATGCGTTGTCAACTATTAACGGTGGTGTTACTGATTATCAACCTGACGGCACTGAAAGTGGATTGTTTGATGGTGCAAGAATTGTATTTGCAAACGATACTAGTCTTGCTGTAAGAAATAAAATATATGTGGCTGCACTAGCTACTATTAACGGTCAACGGATTGTTACTTTAACTAAAGCAAGTGACGGTGATATTGAATATCTGGATCAAATATTAATAACTAGGGGTGACACACATGTTGGGCGTACATTATATTTTGATGGAGACCAGTGGATTTCCTCACAATTCAAAGAAAGAGTTAATCAACCACCTTTATTCGACATATATGACAATAATGGTATAAGTTTTAGCGCATTTGAATATTATCCAGGAACTAATTTTACTGGGTGTACTTTATTCCAGTATGCTGAAACAACCGGAGTAGATGACTCTGTATTAAGATTCCCGATTAAGTATAGTGGAGTAGGTAATTTAAGCGACATTGTGTTTGATGTAACATTGAACAGTACCTCTTTCAATTACGTATCTAGTGGTGTATCTATCGATCAGGCTATTAATACTGGTTATGTACATTCATTCATTAATGATAAAGAATATGTTCGTAAAATAGGCTGGGAACCAGCGATTGAAAATAGTTTTCAATATCAGATATTTAATTTTGCATATAATGAAAACACAATAACTGACCAAACTTTTGTATGTGATGTTGCAATGAAAGATGCACTCACAACAAACTGGCCAACAATTGTTGTATATGTTGATAATGATAGAATTGATTCTTCTGGTTATACAGTAACTGTGTCTGCAAATAGAACATCAATCAAGATATTAAGTACACTATCAAATAGCAATGCAATAGATATATTGTTATATAGTGACCAGATTAGTAAAACTGGATATTATCAAATTCCAAGTAACTTGGATCATAATCCGTTCAACGAACAAATTACATTAATCAATTCAGGTGATATAAGAGGTCATTTTAAGAGTATATGTAATAACATTCCTAATTTAGTTGGTATTGCTTTTGGGGCAAATAATTATAGAGACTTGGGTGATGTAGTACCGTACGGTATGAGAATCATACAAAATAGTGCATCATTGGTTATACCTTCTAGTATTATAAGAAAACAAAGTCACAATTTCTTTAGTAGTATTTCATATAATTCAAATGAGTATGTTAAGTTTAAAGCATTATTAGTATCTACTGTAAATAATCAAAACTATACCCCTTACGATTCACCATTAACTATCCTAGATGATTCATTAGATATTATATCAAGCACTAAAAGCGATAGTAGTCCTTTCTTTTGGAGTGACATGTTACCTAGCAAAACTGCTTACGTAACTAATACATACAATTTTAAAGTAGGATTGGGTGATACAGTTTATCCACTAGTAAGAACATATGATTTTACTAATGCAAATTATTATAGTGTGTTGTTATATATAACTAGGTTTGTAGATGGTTTATCTAAGGACATTCAACTGATACGTAATGTTGATTATGTTGTGTCGGATGTGGATCCTTATGTATTGATTATAACAACTCTACAAGCCGGCGACATGGTAACGGTAAAAGAATATAATCAAACATATGGTAGTTATGTTCCGAACACTCCTTCTAAATTAGGATTATATCCAGTATCTATACCTGATATCATTTTAGATGATACTTATTATAAACCTACATTCATGTTAAAAGGACATGATGGCTCATTAACTAAATTATACGGTGAGTACAACGAAGGATTCTTACAAGACTTTAGAGACAAAGCACTTTATGAATTTGAATTAAGAATATATAACAACATTAAAGTTAATGCAGAGATTCCGGTATTACTCGATGATATACTTCCCGGCGAGTTTAGAACCACTGAGTACTCATATGATGAGTTTATGAATCTATACACTACTACGTTTTTAAACTGGACTGGTTTAAATCGTATAGAATTTAATCAACAATATTATGATAGTACCGATGAGTATACATGGAATTATAAAAAAGCAACAAACAAACTAACTAACAAATCTTTTACTAAAGGTAGTTGGAGAGGTATATATTTATGGCTATACGATACAATATCACCGCATATTACACCTTGGGAAATGTTAGGTATAACTAATAAGCCAATATGGTGGGATGGATATTATGGTAGTTCTCCCTATACTAGCACCAATGACCTACTGTGGAGAGATATCAGTAATGGTTATGTATGGAATGACGGCTCACCATATATTAATAAAAAGAGAATTAGACCAGACTTACTAAAGATTTTGCCAGTAAATAAAAACGGTAACCTAATAAGTCCGTTTGAATCATGTGTTGGAGCATATACACAACGCACATTTAAAACTGACTGGGATGTGGGTGACGTTGGTCCTGCAGAATATGCTTATCTAACAAGTAGTGCTTGGCCTTTTGATTTGATGCGTATATTTGCATTAACAAAACCTGCTAATTTTCTTAGCTTAGGTGTAGACCTAGACAAATACAAATACAACGCTGAGTTTAAACAATACTTAGTTGATAACAGATTTAGGTCTTCTCCTAGTGACATTACCATATATGGAAAAGATGCATCAACTGCATCTCATAGTTATTTAAATTGGATGGTTGACTACCTACAACAATATGGATTGCAAGGTAATGAAATATTAACAGAACTACTGAACAACCTAGATGTTAGACTAACTTACAAGTTATCAGGGTTCAGTGATAAAAATCAACTTAACTTTTATGTTGAAAAAGGTTCACCAAACAGTAAAAATAATAGTTTACTAATCCCTGACGATAGTTATAATATTTTATTATATAGAAATGAACCTGAAAATACTATTGTATACAGTAGCGTAATTGTTCAAAAAACAGCTAATGGATTTAAGGTATATGGCAACAGCCAAAATAATGCATACTTCAAATACATGGAACCTATAACCAATGGTAATTATACTGAGATTGGTTATGGTGCAATTACTGTAAAATTAGCACAAAACTTCACAGAAAATATTAGTGTCATTCAATATGGATACGAATTCACTAGTGCGGTAAAGTTGACTGAATTTTTAAACGGTTATGGAAAATATTTAGAATCATTGGGCTTACAGTTTAATACTGTAGAAAACGGTACTGAAGTAACATGGGCCCAAATGATTATTGAAGTGTTATATTGGTATCAGTCTGGATGGGAAGATGGTAGTAGTATAAACCTTAATCCATGCGCCAATGGCTTTTTAATCGACAAAGAATTTAACACAGTACAATCTTTATCATTAGTACATGATAATTATATGCTAAGTCAAAATTTACTACCTATTCAAATAAAAGATTTATCTATATATAGAAATGGTAACGAATTCTCAGCTAAACCGTTAATTGAAGGGGATAGCATCAGCTATGCACAATTAGATTTGAGCAACGTTGAGCATGTGGTGGTATTTGATAATGATACAGTATTCAACGATGTTATATTCAATTTAACTACTGGATTGCGTCAACAAAGATTATATCTAAGAGGAACCAAATCAAGTGATTGGGACGGAACATTAACTGCTCCTGGATTTATATTAAATGAAAACAATGTTGAAGAATGGACATCAAATAAAAAGTATACCAAAGGAACAATAGTAAAATTCAAACGTGAATATTGGATGGCTAATATTCAAACTATTGTACCTAGCAATACTTTCAATTATAACGATTGGTTAAAAACTAATTATCAAAATATACATGAAGGGTTATTACCTAACCCTAGTACAAGGTCGAATGAATCATTATTATATTATGACGAGTTCCGCGGTAATTTAGAAAGTGATGGGGATTTATTAGGATTCTCATTAATTGGATATAGACCCCGCACGTATCTTGCTGACGCTAACTTAAATGATGGTTCCCAAATTGGTGTTTACAAGAACATGATTGGTAGTAAGGGTTCCAGAGACGGGCTTGATATATTACAAGGTATTGAATTACAGAACAATACATTAGAATACGATATATATGAAAATTGGGCGATCAAGTCAGCCGAGTATGGCGGTATATTAAATCATAATTTTGTAGAGTTTACGCTAGATGAAAACTTATTAACCGGTAACCCGGCTATTGTTAGCCTAACTAATGGATTCCCTGTTACAGGAGCACATCAACAAGTTCCTTTATACGATTTGGTTAACTATGAAAGAGTTATAAAAAGTCCAAATGTCCTACCAATTGTTACTAATGGATCATTAGTTAATATGCCAGACTCTGGATATGTAAATTTAGACGATACATATTTAACTGGTTATACTGTTGAAAGATTAGATAAAACTACAGTAGGGTATGTATATGCTAATGATTATATATGGATTGCAGATAATAGAGGTAACTGGAATATATATACTCCGATACCATTGGGAAGAAGATTAACTTCGGTACTTAATAATTTAGATGGTACTGTAACTTTCACATTTGATATTCCGCATTCACTATCAAAATATGACGGTATAGGTATTGTAAACTATGACTATAGAGTAGATGGGTATTATGTGATTGTTTCTATTAGTACAAACAAAACAGTAGTAGTAAATTTATCATTACCTAATAGTTTAAATGTTATCACCCCTAACGGTCTAGGATTAGTGTTTAACTTACAAAGCCAAAGATTAAGTAGTCCTGTAGGTTTATTAAACTTACCATTAATGAATAGTGAATATACTAAAAACACTGTTTGGATTGACAAAGACGTAAATAATGATTGGGCTGTGTATCGTAAGTCATTAAATTATAAACTAACAAAATTTAATAATGCAAATATCAGAAGTTTAAACAACACAACCTTTGGTACAGCAATTGCATATTTACCTAAATTAGGATATTATGTAAGTGATCCAGGCGCTGGTAAGTTATATAGATATATTCAAGCATCTAACGGTGGGTTCTTGCTGAGAGATACTATTACAAAAACTGCACCATATGGTAAGAGTATTGCACGTAATGAAGAATTTATGGTAGTGTCAAAACCAGATAACGTGACAAGCCAAATATATGTATATAGAATTGTACAACTTCCGGAAGTGGAAGCATTAGTTGAAGAACAAATTATTACTGTTGCTGGCGCTTATGTTGGTACAAGTATGACCTTCAGCGGTGATGGTAATTTCTTATACTTAAGTGCAGTAGATTATAATAGTATTATTGCATTCCAACGTGATGTTGACCCTACTTATCTATTCACTGGAATTGCACTTGCGGTAACTACTGAACCACTAAAGAAAGAATTTATTGTTACAGGTGACAAAGTTTCTGTTATTCCTCCTGGCAAACGTGTCACATTTTGGCAATATAATCAATATAATACAGCTACTATATTCAATTTAGGATATGATGCAAAGTCCGGATATACATTATTACAAGCAACAAATGATTATGAAGTATCTGGATCTACTACAACAGGTATCAATTCAACTAAAAGACGTTACTATATACAGATTAAAGGTATAGTTCCAACTGGTACAAAAGTATCATTTGATCCAGAAACTGATCCAGTAGATTACACGGTTATTTTAAGTAATACTGAATATGATTATGTTACTGGAATGACTAAGTTATACATTGATAACATGCAAAGCGTGTTATATACTCAATTGTTTAGTTATTTGGATAACGCCACTCAGCATTTTACTACCTTTGATGAATTCTTAAGAGTTGCGATATATCAAAACCCTGCTTACGTGCATCTTGGAACAATACTAAAAGTATATTCAGTAACACAAGCACTAGATTATGTAACAATAATTACCGGTGAGTATATTAATACAGTGGTTGACACTTTTACTGGTAATGGAACAAAAGTCACATACGACTTAAAACCAACCTTATCAACTGGATTTGTTCGCACTATTAATAATATTGCAGTAACAGTTGGTGGTTCAACTGTGTTGCCGGCATTTTACACATTAACACAAGAAACAATTACATTTACTAATGTACCGGCTAACAATGCGGCAATAGTAATAACAACTACAGTAAACAGAACAACATTCCATACAGTAGAACGTATAGGATATAGTATTACACCTACAAATATTGATGGTGATAATGCATTCTTAAGAACAGTAAACAACAATTACTCATTGCTGAATTTAATAAATGCAGGAACATTTAGCCAAGCTGGCGACAACTATGGATATAGCATTGCAACAAATTATGATGGTTCAAAACTATTTGTTGGTGCTCCTAAAGCCAACTTTAGATATAGCCCTAATCCTGATTTACCGGTAATAGCTGATGTTGGTTATGTATATGTACATTCAAGATTAGTTGAATCATGGACTGTACAATATGATAGTCCTCCGTTCTCATTCTATGCATTATATTTGCCATTTAGTCCTGGACGTGGAAGTCAAATTTTCATTAATGGCATTAGATTATCTACTAGCAAATATGTAGTAATATTAAACTTAGTATTGATTGGCCCGCGTGTTTTTGCAGGAGACATTGTTACATTAAGTAGCGTAAACTTTGTATTAGAACAACAATTAGCAAGTTACGAGGGCTATAATGGCGTAATTGCAGGACAACAATTTGGTACAAGTGTGTCATGTAATAGTACAGGAAGTGAATTACTTGTTGGTGCACCATATGACCGTAGTGGTATAACAACAGCTACACAAGCAGATGATGCAATACCAACTGCACCAGCTGGGCAAGAAGGTGCTGTTTATCGTTATACTAATGAAGGCAAACGTTTTGGTAGAGTTACTGCATTTATTGCTGCCAACAATGTATTGGGTGCAAGTTATCTATTAGTTAATGGTCAAAGCGTACCGTTTCCAAATGGTGATGCATATGATATAGCAGACGCTATTAACGTAGCTAATGTAACAAACGTATTTGCATATGTTACTGAAGATGATAGATTGGTTATTAGATTACGTGATATGAACTTATCTCAGGATAATAACAAATTAACATTGCAAGTGTTCAACGGAAATTATTATTATGAATTAGGAATAGCCCCGTATACTAAAACACAAGTGATTAGAAATCCTCACCCACAGAATAGTACAACATTTGGACATAATGTTCAATTCAATGAATTTAATAGTTTTGTGGTATCAGCCCCAACAGGATCAAGATTTGTAAGCACTAAATTTGATTTTAGTGATGATGATTACGCACACAATGATACGGTATTTGATAGTAATTTGACAACATTCCAAGATGAGGCCACTGAAGCAGGCGCTGTTTACATGTATGATTATGTTAAACCATATGCCGAAAGTTTATTAAACACCGGACAATATATCTATTCACAATCATTAAATGATTTAGAACCTAATTACGGTAAAAAGCCAATGTATGGGTCTACTGTTACATTTAATGATTATGTTGTTATGGTAGGTAGCCCTAACTTCAAATCTGATAATGTGGGCGGTAGAGCAGTAATATATCAAAATACTGAAAGAAAACCAAACTGGTCTGTGCATAGAAAATCTAGCCCGGTGGTAGACGTATCTAAAATTAAAAAGATACAATTGTATAATAACTTAGATGATAGTAATCTAAATTCATTAGACTATTTTGATCCGTTGAGTGGAAAATTATTAGGTGCAATTGCAGAAAATTTAGATTTTATCTCTATGACTGATCCTGCAGGATATAATAGTATTAATGTTGATACCGGTACTATAGTATGGGGCAAAGCACATATTGGTAAATTATGGTTTGATACTAGTAACGTCAAATTTATGAATTATCACCAAGATGATTTAGTTTATAACGCAAAGTATTGGGGTAGTGTATTCCCTGGAAGTACTGTTGCAGTTTATTCTTGGATAGAAAGTGATGTAACACCTGCATTCTACGTTGGTGTTGGTACTACCTATGATTTAGAACGTTATACAACTTCATTCGCAGTTAATTCAAATCACAATTTGGTTACAAAATATTATTTCTGGGTTAGACAAACTAATAAACTGTACGGTGGTAAAACATTAACTGATAGTGTTATAGAACAGTATATTACTAATCCACAGAGTTCAGGTATAAGTTATCTTGCACCATTAAGACCAGACACATTTGCAATATACAATAGTAGAGAATATATCAACGGTTTACAAACTAATATGCATATTGGTTTTAGTACTGGTTCCGGTGAAACACCTACACATAATGAATTCAAATTAATAAGAAGCAATTTCCCCGAAGATTTCTTGCCGGGCTTTGTTAACAAACTGCGTGGATATACATATCCTGAAAGTTTATATGATAGGTTACTAGATAGCTTTGCTGGTGTAGATGAATCTGGTGCTACTGTACCTAATATTAACTTACCTAGCTATTTACAAATTGGTGTTAATGTAAGACCAAGACAAGGGTTCTTTATTAATAGATTCAAAGCATTAGAAAATTACTTAGAATATGCTAATAGTATTTTAGCAAAATATACAGTAAGTGAATTTGGTAATCTAACATTCTTAACTGACCACGGTGATTATCATAATACTAGAAATTATTGGACTCATACTTATTGGTGGCAAGATGGATATAGTGATAAAACAAAGGCTGCCATTGAAGTAGCATCTTATCCAGACTTACTAAGATTAACACCTAAAGAAGGATTGATAGTAGGTATTGCACAAAATAGTCAAGGTAATCGTGAAGTACATGTTTATACTTCTGGTTCTTGGGTACGTATTGGTTTGCAAAACGGTACTATAAAATTCTTAGATACCCTATGGGATTACCAAACTAATAAGATTGGATTTGGCGATAATTTCTATGATACTGTTGTGTATGATGGATACCCGTCAACTGAAACTAGAAATATTATTAGAGCATTGAACGAACAAATCTATACTGGTCCTTTATTAGCGTATAGAAACAAGAGTTTGATATTGATGTTTGAGTATATTCAGAGTGAGAATACTGATGCTCATAATTACTTGCCATGGTTAAATAAAACTAGTTTTGCAGATGTAGTATATACAGTGCGTAATTTAGAGCAAGAAAAGAAATATCAACGTGATAACGAGAATTTAATTAGTGGGTTTATTAATGAAACTAAACCATATCACACTGTAATAAAAGAGTTAGGATTCAAGTATAATGCATTGGATACATATACCGGTGACATTACTGATTTTGATTTGCCACCAAAGTACAATGCAAGCATTGATAAATTCGAAACTCCAAAATTAGTATTTGAATCTCCAAATTATGGAGATAATGAATTTTCAATTACAGATGATGTATGGCAAAACTCTGTCTATTCAAATTGGTATAGTGGTTACGGATTAAGTTTAGATACTATTTCAGATTCAATAGTAGCAGTAATTGTAAAGTACATGACAACTACAAGTAATGTGTTGTTTGTAGACAATGGTAGAGGTATACCTATAGTAGGCACAATGAAAATTGATAATGAACTTATTGGGTATTCAACTGTTGACAGAGAAACTGGCCGTGTTTCGGGATTAACAAGAGGTTTAAACAATTCTCTAGTAACTGCTCATTATCCAGGTACTACTGTTTATATGGATTTACCAGGAGTTATCGTATTAGACACAGGTCGTAACTATATCGATCCTCCCGTAGTCACCGCTTATATTGATACGGAAATTTATCCTATCCCTACCCGCGAAGCTAGTTTATTACCTATAATGAGTGGTGATAGAGTTATAGGTATAAAGGTAGTAGACCCGGGTGAAAATTATGCAGTGACTCCGGAAATAATAGTAACTAATAGTTTTGAAATAACATTCGAAGATACGCAAATTAACTATATTAATCACACGGTATTAGTACCTACTACATTCCTACAGACAGGAGATATGATTAAGTCAACTGTGATAGATGGTAGCGGTGGCTCTATTAAGAATGGTTACTATTATGTATATGTAGTAGCGACTGTGGACCAATCAGAAATTATCTCAATTACATTGCATAAGACTCTTGCAAATAGTCTAAGAGGAGCTGATAGATTCATATTCAAACCAACCTTTCAAGCTATTACAACTACATATAAATTTGAATTAACAGCACGTGCTATTCCTATAACAAGTAACAATTTGATTAGAGGTGTACAAAACACGTTGCGATTTGATAGAACTAGTTATGTTCCTAAGGTAGAAGTATGGCGTCCAGATGAATTTTGGTCAAGTCCTTTTAGTAGAACAATTAATGACAAGAGTTCTAGTAATATGACATTGTTATATTATAGTAGATCCTATACTAACATGACAGCTACTGCAAGTATAAGTGGCTCGACTGATGCTAAATTTACAATCAATAATGTTCTCTTAGGAGGAAATTATTCAGTGACAATGACAACCGTTGGCGCGGCATATAGACAGAATGATGTTATTAGATTGTTGGGTTCTAGTTTGGCCGGAGCAAATACTACTAATGATTGTGTAATTACAGTAACAGCAGTTGAAAGAGTATACGCAAATCCTCAATTGGGTGATACTACTAATGGTACTGGCACTAATGCAAGATTCAATATAACATCAAATGGCAGTTCTTACACCGCAACCGTTAGTCCTTTCTATTATGGTAGTGGATACCAAGTAAACGACTTAGTGTATATGGATGGAAGTAGATTTAACGGTACTACTCCTGCAAACAATTTAGTAATTCGCATCACTGGGATTTCTGGTTCTAATGGAAGAGTAGATACGTGTACAGTAACAGGTACACCAATTAATAACGGGCCAATAAAAACTTTTACTGCAATCGGTATTGCAATAGATGCAAATCTAGCTAGTTTCCAGGGTGCTGTATTACCAATTACGCAAGTAGTTAATGTTGATAACAATGCGGTTGTTGGGTTAAACTACGAACCTACTACATTAAAACCCGGCCAAATACAAGGTACTCGCATATATTTTTACACTGTAGTAGCCCCATTCACATATGATGACACTAGTTCCAATGGGGCTAAGATTGAAATTCACAGACCAAAATTTGATCCAAATATTCCGACAAATCAATATACTATTAAGATATTGGATCCAGGCAGTAAGTATTCAAACGGGGACACAATTATAATTCCAGGCTCTAGTTTGGGCGGAATAACCGGTCGCAACGATGCAATCATTTTTATACAATATGTTAATGACCTAAACGGCATACAATATGTTAACGTTACTGGTACTGCTGTTGGTTTATACAGTTTATATTATTTAAAACCAATCAATGATACTCAAGTTGAAGTATACAAAGATATCAGCATGAGACTCCCGGTAAGATACAACGAATTCACGTATTTGGCAAATACTAATAGTTTTGCATATGCGCCTGAGCCTATCTACTACGGAATGAATTACAAATATGATAGTACCTCAATCGTAACATACGATAATAAAGTTTGGCGCTGTGTAGAAAGTAATAACGATAGAACGTTTGATAAGACTAAGTGGGCTACAATTGAAAGTAGTGATAGAATGCTAAACGCATTAGACAGAATTGTGGCATACTATGAGCCAGCAATTAATATGCCTCCTAAGGATTTGCAACAACTAGTTAAAGGTATTACTTATCCAAACAATACATATTATGGTAATAGTTTTAGTCCGGATGATGAATTATCCTTAGATTTTGAACTACAGGATCAACCGTTTTACCCACGCAACGCTAATATTAAAGCAATATTAAATGATGGTAATCGTTATGTAGCAGTAGGAGATTCAAATAACACTTCATTTGTTTTGATTAGTGAAGATGGAATAACGTGGGATAATTTTAATATTGCTGACATGGTTTTAGATATTACGGGAATATCATACTTTGAT